GCCAGGGCGTTCTGCACGAATACGCTGTTGCCCAGGGTCAGCTGGAAGTTGCTAAAGCTAAACGTCCAGATCCAGTTGGCGTTGTTGTTGGAGCTGTAGTTGTCGTACACGTTTACCTGGATGGTGGGGTTGCTGGTCGTTGGCACGAAGGTGGTGCTGAAGTTGTAGCTGCCGCCGCCGTAGGGCGTGGTGTAGGCTGCCGCCTGGACGCCGCCGATTTTTATTTCAATCGTGAAGTCGTTGCCGAAGCTGGCCGCCGCGGTCCACGCGCAGTTTAGGGTCAGCGTGTAGGTGGCGCCAATGGTCAGGCCGCTGGCTGCTTTCGAGAGGGTGCCGATGCTGCTGTCGCCGCCGACCGGGCTGTTCCAGGCGCTCTGGATCCGGCGCTGGGTGTTGCTGTTGACCAGGCCGCTGTCGCTCCAGTTGGCCGGCTTGGTGGTGGAAAAGGCAAAGCTGGCCAGGTTCGATTCGACCACGTTGCTGGCTTTTCCGGTGACCGTGTTGATCTCCTGGTTGCTGCCGTCGCCGATAATAATCAGGTCGCCGGCGCTAAAGTTGGCCAGCTCGGCGTCGCTGTTGACCGTGAACTTGGTCTGGCCGGCGGTGCCGGCGACGTTGGTCCCGGCGTTGGCGGTGCTCTCGGCCTTGGTCGTATCGGAGAAGGCGTCGAAGAAGAGGCCCTGGTACGGCGTCGCTTTGCTGGCGATATAATTTTCCATGTACAGTTCTTCGATGTTGTGGCTGTTCTGGAGAATTAAATTTACTATCGTGTTGAGGTCGGCTGCCGGCAGGCCCTCGCCTATCGCGTATGTGTTTTTTAGCATGGCTGTGGTTCCTTTCCGGTTAGTTGACCGAGCTTAATGTTAAGGTGTAGTCAATCGTCAGCGTCTCTGTGTTGGCCTTGGTGATGTTGATAGCCACGCGGCTGAAGAGGGTTCCGGATCCTGGGGTGCTGCTGCCGCCGATATAAATGCCGGCTTCACGGAAGGTTCCGCTGCACTCGGCTGCGGTGTAGTAGGCTGAGGCGTACACAATGGCGCCGCTGCGGGTCCGGCTGGCTATGGCCTTCCTAAAGGTCGGCGTCTGCAGCGCGGTGTCGCCGGCTGCCGGCGCGTTGGTTCCGGTCCCGAGTTCGGTGTAAGACAGGGTCATGGGGCTGACGCTGGGGCTGGCATCGGCCAGCTGGGAAGCTAACGCCGCCAGGCCAGCGTCTGGAATTTTGTTGTGGTATTCTTCGACCCGGACCTTGCCGGTTACGGTGTCGGTAAAGGTGAAGCGGTACACGCCTTCTAAGCCGGCGCGTTCCTGCTTTTTGACTTCTATGTCTGTTTGGTTGGTTTGCATAGCTTTGTTTTTAAAAATTTTATTGATTAACAAAGGGGTGAGTTGTCCAGCAAAAACTGCCGCTTGTGGTCGGATCCGTTGTACTGAATGTTTGGCACGTACGGGCCAAGGACGAATTCGGTCGGGTAGTTTACCGGCTGGGTGACTGGCGTGTCCGCTACGGCTACGCCTTCGATCTGCATGTTGTGGCTCTTGGAAACTACGAAGCTGTCGGCTACGCTTCCTTCTTCGCTGCAGCTGTACAGCCGGTCGATGGTCGCGTTTTCGTTCGGGTCGAGCATGTCGGTCTGGCCGGCGGTGGTGAGCTGTTTTAAAAGGTCGATAATGGTCACGTCTTCGCTGGCCAGCAGTTCGACGTCGTAGCGGAAAGCGCTCGGCGTGTGGAAGGTGGTCCGGATAGCGGTGATTTTAAAAGTCAGGGAAATGCCGGCGCTCGCCAAATTGACGCCGAGGCTCTGGCCGGTGTGCAGTCCGTCGCTGTAGGTGGTGAAGCTCGCTTTGTGGCTGGGGTTGGCGTACTTGGTCAGCTCGGCCGTAGCTCTCTGGTCGGCGGTCGTCTTGTTGGTTATGCGTTCGTCAATAATCATGTACTGGTACTCGCCGTACTTGGCCATGGATCCGAGTTCCATTTTTTCGCTCAGCAGTTTATAAATCGGCTGCCCGGCTGTCTTGATTCTGTCGTTGGCTGCCGGCTTGCTCGCTGCCGGGAAAATGAGCAGCCCGTCGTTCTTGTTGTACAGGCAGTCCTTGCCGGCCGGGTCGTCGACGCCGTCGATACCTACGTTCAACGTGACCCAGGTGGTGGGCGTGGCGGCGAGGGCTTTCTGCGCGACGAAGGCGTCGAGGCTGTAGCCGACAAAGAACACGGTCTGTGCGCCGTCGGCGATCTGCTCGTTGGTTACTGTCTGGCCGTTGGTGCTGCCGCCTTTGACTATCACGTGGTTCCGTATCTGGCTGTAGTCGGTTGTCATTTTGAAGCTGCCGGTTACCAGGTTGCCGTTGTCTTCGCTTAGGGCAAACGGGGCGGACAGGCTCTTTTCCGCGAAGAGGTGGATGTCCTTGTTTTCGTCAATGTACCAGTCGTAGTTGCCCAGCTGGGTGCAGATCTGGTTTAGGGCTTCGGTTACCGGGCAGTAATTAAAAACGATTTTTTGCAGCACGGGTCCGGGGTTGGCTACGCCGGCCATGGTGAAGGTGCCGTCCGTGAAATTGGTTAAAATGTCGGCTACGACGTCGTGCAGCGTCTGGTTGGTGGTGTTGTAAACTTTGGCCACGAGTTTCCGGTCCAGCGTGTGGCTCCAGTCCTTGCATTGCGCCGTTACCTTTTTGTNCCCGCCGGCGTCCGGTTCCTCGGTAATGTTTAAAATGGTCCCGCCGAATATCACGGTGCTGCCGTTCTTTACTTCCACGGTGTCGCCGACTGCCGGCTGGTAGGTTTGGCTGGGGCTGACGGCCAGGCTGAAGCGGCACGTGTCCGGCTCGCGGGTCAGCACGTCCTTCTTTTCGAAGGTCTTCCAGTCTATGAGGCTGGTTCTGTCTGCCGTGTTAATTTTCAGCGTTATCATAAATTTACAGGCCGAGCCTGGTTACTAATTTCAAACGGGCCGCGATCTGGTTACCGATCTCGACCGCTGCTTCCTGGTCACTCATAAAGGTGTTACCCGTAACGACCACGGTTAACCCGCCGCCTTGTCCGGCGCCGAGCTGGTTCAAACGGTCGAGCGGTATAACCGCTTCGGGTCCGGCCTCGCCTACCCAGGACAGGGTCGGCTGCGTAACAATGCCGCCGGTGGCCAGGCCGAGGACGCTCTTGGTCTTGGCGTTGAGCCAGTTCATGCCGCCGCTTACTGTGCTGCCGACCTTGTTGGCCGCGTCCAGCACGGGCTGAATTATGCTCATGATTTGGTTAGCCGCGGCTTGAAAAATTTGCGTTATCTGCTCCCACACGCCTTTGAAAAAGTCCCGGATCGCGTTCCACACTTTTTCCGTGGTTTCCTTTATCCGGTCCCAATTGTCAATAATTAAATCGACCGCTTTTACTATCGCTACCACGAGCGGCCCGATCGGACCGAGAGCCAGGGCAATGGTCGCCAGGTGGTTTTTTATCCAGTCCCAAACCTCGGCGGCCTTTTGCTTTACCAGGTCCCAATGCCTAATTATCCATAGGACGCCTTCGACAATTCCGACAATCAAAGCGCCGGCCAGCATCCAGGGCGCGAGGGCCACGGCGCCGGCTACGAAGGCCGGTATTACGGTCGTGAATAAAGTCACGGCCATTGAAATAAACGCCGGTATCAAAGCTCCCAAAATCGCGCCGGCAATTATGAGCATTATTTCCTTATGCTCGCGCATCCATTGAATTATCTCTTTCGTTTTTTCTATCCATTGCGGCAGCTGGTTGGTGACGAATTCGTTTACCACGGTCAGCAGCTTGGTCAAAATCGGCAGCGGCTGGTCGCCGACGGTTTCCATAAAGTTTCCCCAGCCGACTTTCAAAGCTGCCATTTGTCCCTGGAAGGTCGAGGCGTAGGCCGCGCTCTGGCCGGCTACCTTTTGCTGCAGCTCGGCGAGCTGCTGCATGGGCGTCTTGGTTTCGTCTACCTCTACGTCGAATTCCTTTAGGATCCTGCCGTTGCCGGACAGGACCATGCCGACCATTTGGCTGGCCTGGGCCAGGTCCATGTTCTTGGCCCTGGCGAGGTCCATCGCGATCTGGTTTAGTTTCAGCGCCTCGGTCATATCGCCGGTCCGCTGGTACAGTTTGGCCACGCTGTTGGCCGCGTCTTCGTCGTCAAACCCGAGCTTAATGGCCGCCTCGGCCGCTTTCAAAACCGCAGCGCGGTTGGCTTCGAAGTTGCCCTTGCTGGCTTTTAGCGTCGCGTCCATTTTGGCGTCCTCGGCCTGGGCGTCGCTGGCGGCTTTTACCGCTGCATAGCCAAAGCCGGCAGCTGCTACGCCGGCTCCGAGTAAGGCTGCGCCGAACACTTTGCTGGCGTTGGCTGCCGGCTCCATGCTGCTCTGTATGCCTTTTAGCTTGTTGTTGATTTGGTCGACGGCGGCGCTCGCTTCGTCGCGCAGCCGGACCAGTATGGATACTTCGCTTTGTGCGGCCATGGGTTTGTTTCGTTAGGTTTTCTTTTTTTGTGCTGCGCTCTCGGCCTGCAGCATGTCGAGAATGGTGTCGATAAACGGCGCCGGCTGGGCCTGGTATTCCTGGTACGTCCACTTCATTTCGCGGCACAGGAGGGCCGCGACCATATCCTCAGTTAGCTCTGCGCTGCCGGCGTTGTAGTAGCGCTCCCATTGGTACCGGGTTTCGTCTCTAAAAAACCGCCGTCCAGCTCCCCTGCCGCCTTCACTACGCAGTCGTAGTCTGCCGGGCGGCACTCCAGCAGTGCCTCTATCGCTGCCGGTCCGTTGTGGCTCTTGCCGCCGACGGTTAAGCTGACCAGGGCCAGCTCGAGCAGCTTGGCTTCGGCCTGCTCTATGACCTCGCCGGATAAGTCTCCGGTGGTCGTGGATCCGTCTTTGGCGTTCAGGTTTATTGATTTCAAATACACGCGGCGCAGCTCGTTGCGCTCCTTGGCCGTCAGGTAGGTCTTCAGTTCGGCAACGGCGCCGGCCGGCGTGGTTACGGTTCTGGTTTCTCGCATGGCTTTTTTCTCCTCGGGATAAGTTAATTATTTTAGTAGCTGGCTACCGCGTTGGTTGCGGTTACTACCACGCTCTTGGCGTCGGCCAGGCTGTAGTGGGCTTTAAACTTCACGGTCTGTTTGACCACGTCGTTGCCCTTCAGCGGCCGGGTCAGTTCCTCGAACGTGACCTTGTAGAAGTCCATTTTGACTTCAGGGTGCGCGGCGTTGCCAATGGTCACGTCGCCGTTTAGGAAATCGATCCGCATAGCCTGGGCGGTGCCGGCTAAGTAGGCGGTCTTGAAGTCGCTGTCGCCGGACCAGGTGGCTTCGAATTCTCCCTCAATGGCCAGGTTGCGGTTTAGCGTGTCGGTCTGGCTGGTCGAGCCGATGGTGTCTTCGTCTTCCAGGTTCTTCTTAATGCTCAGCTTCAGGTTCC